CTTAATGATAGGGAATGGTGATTGTGCTCCTTGGTATAATCTAAAGTTATATCCGTTAAATCCACAAGGAAGTGCGTCTATCGGAGCATCTTCATTGATTTCTACCATTATGTATTTTGAATTAAGCGCATATTCACCATCAAGGGTACCGACTTTAATTCCAACAAAGTTGTTTTGTCCTGGATCCATACCACAATTTGTGAACTTCTCTAAAACAACAGGATTAGAATCCACATCAAAGTAATCTCTAACAAGGATTGTAAATGTTCCATTACCAAAAGATACATCTGAAATGGAAACTTTAACTAATGTGTTAGCACCATCACCATCAGAAACAGTATAGAATCTAAATAAGTCGTATACTTTATTACCTCTTAATTCTGAAACAAGCCATGGTGAACTTGGGGTCTGCCATCTATCCAAATACCAACCAATAGAGTGAACATCACCACTTTGTGCTGAATCTAATTCTATTAAGTTTGGATTAAGACCTCTGATGTAACCTTTTTTCCATGAATAGTTTAACCATGATTGGAATCTTTCTTCACAGAATAAAGGAACTTCTAATCTTGGTTTTTGGAAGTTAGTAACTCCAAATACTTTTGTTATGTATTCAGGATCATTTTGTGTAAATGATGTTTCGAATGTATATTTTTGACCATATCTGTTTGTTGCGTTAACTGCAAAAGTTGCGTATGGGTTTTTAAGTACTGAAGAATATTGACCTGTCATATCAACCGTAACGTCAGTTGTTCCTGTTACTTCGTAAGTAGGGTTTTGACTACTTGTATATGTTGATAAACCTCTTGATCTTAAAGTTCCAACAACAACATTATCATACTCAGTATAAGATGTACCTGTGTAGTAATACATTTTAACCACCAAATTACCCGAGTAACAATTCAAAGGAACTGGAGATGGTGTCGGTGTTGGGTTAACGTGAGCCGAAGGTGTAATACAAGGATTTTGTGCCGAAGGAGTTGGTGTAGGTGTTTGTGATACGGCAAATGTAGGTGTAGGTGTTGGTACTGGATTAAAGTTCTGTAAATTTTGAACTAATCCAAAGAAAGAGTAACCTGTATAACCGAAACCTGTTAATTCGTGATCAAACAATGCATAATACCAAGAATCATTAAATCCTGAAGAAAGGTTGTTTTCTGTGAATGGTACTGCAGGTACTTGGAATACGTTTGTTGTTGCGGTGAAACCAGTACTTAATAATGCAAGGTAATCATCATCTGCAACTGAACCAAAATAATAAACATTTTGATCTTCAGCAATAAATGGAGTGTCATCAGTAATAACGTTATAAACCAAATTTTGTAATTGGGTTAATATAGTTGATGTGCCTCCTTGTGGAGTTTCATAAGACTCATTCAATTTAAGTGATAAGTCATTAGGAAATGCTGATAATGTAAATCCTACTGATGTGGATGAATTAGTACAAGCGGTAAAAGGGATTGTATAACTTTCTTCTCTTGGTACCAAACAAACAGGTACACAATCAATAGTTGTACCAGTCAAACACCAAACATCAATTGTTGATGGATTTACGTTTGCGGTTGTTGTTACAGACCAAGAAGGACCTGCATCGTAACCTGATAATCCTAATATTCTTGTTACAAACAATTGGTTAGATTGTTGTAAATATGCTTTAGCGATATAACCCGCTTCATATTTAGGAATTTGAGTGTTAACAAATTTCTCAGGTGAAGTACCTCCAAAATACTGAGTAAATTCATCATAGTTTGTGATGAAAATTGGTTCAAATGCTGGACCAATAATAGTCTCACCAACAATACCCAAAGTAGTTACTCCAACACTTTGTGCTACGAAGCTTAAATCAACTTCTGAAGTATAAACCCCGGGTGAAACAAAAACTTTACTGTTAGTTGCCATAATTTATTTTTTCCTATTATTTATTTTATTTTCTAATAAATATTCATTCTTTTTGTAAAAACTTTACAAAACAAAAACTATTTATATTTTGGTAAGATTTTATTCTGCCTTTTTTCTACCATTATGGATAAAAAGATAAAGAAGATAAAAAATTTGAAAATAGACATCGAAGTTCACGAAGTCCTTAAAAAATATTGTGATAAAAGAGGGATCAAAATGTATAAGTTTTTAGAGAACTTAATAATTGAAAAGTGTTCGGAAAAAAAAGATGTTTATGGTGAGTGATTAAATTAAATCCTCGGTAAATTCTAATAAAGAAGAATTTGTATTATCATCCCTAATAATTGTTATTTTTAAAATGTCGTTTGTATTGATTTGAATTGTAAAAATGTCATTACCATAAAACATGTCATTAATATAAACTTCGTAGGTATCTACGTTTTCAGAATTAGTTAAAGATAAATTACATGTATACTCAAAATTTTTGGTTAAACCAGTGGTACCAACTTCATAATTTAAAATTGTTTTTGGTGGGTCATTCGGAATTGGTCTCCTTTGTTTTTTCTTTCTTGTTTTAGAATCGACTTCAAACATTGAAAAGGTTCTTGATATTGCAGGGCTAACTTCAAAATCGTTTTCATCCAACAAAAATCCCATCATAGTAAAATCATATTTCTGAATGTAATACTTTCTTTTATCAACATCCATTACAGACTCATCGGTTATTCCGTCATTTATAATAGGAATATAATGACCTTTAATGACTTGATATGCTTGTCTCGAAGCAAATGTTTGATTAACTACTTGATTAAATTTATTTATTTCTCTCATTCTATTACAAACAATTGCCACAGTAAATTTAATATCCACAGGTACTGGTTGTGGTATTTTATAAACATCCATTCCGTTTCTTTGACCATCCCAAGTTGGGACCTGCATGTAATAAAATGTTCTTCTATTAGGAATGTTGTACATAACTGCAGGATTGTTACCATACTTAACTTCAGGTATTCTTATAATTGTTATAAAAGGAGGCTCAACGTTTTTATCTAAGTCTTGAAAGTTCCATGTTTCAACAAACTGACTCCAATTTTGGGAAGTAATTAAAATATCTACAACAGGAATTTTAACTCCCTCAACTATAGTTTCTAAAGACTCTTTAACAAAATCTAAGAATCCTCTATCTAAATCGGCATGTAATAAAGACTTTGGAAGATACGTACCATCATTTGATATCATATCTGCAATCTGATGTCTTCTAGCCAAAAGTGTTTTTGGGTAAGTTAACGGTAGATATGGTTTAACTTGTTTTTTTGGTAATGCCATAATTAAAGTGCTCTAAATTCATCAGGTGTCACGTATGATCCTATGATGGTTCTAAAAAATGGTTTATATCCTTTATAAGTATGTTTCAAATCGGAATACACACGACCATCATCAACTACCGTATAATACCTTACAAAATCTTCAGAATCATAATAACCAACATAATCTCCTAAATTTATATCAACACCAAGATCATCCAAAGTTTTTAAATAAACTGACATAGTGATATTTCCTGGTTCAGATTGTTGTATTTTAGTAGAACCAAGTTTTTGATTTGTAGGCGCAACAATTTGGACATAAGCATTAAATTCAATAGGAGGTAAAAATTTGATCCCGTCTTCAAGAGCTTCTCCATATACATCATCAACTTTAACTTTGTTTTTATCCACCCTGTATAATACACAAGTAAAATTCATATCACCTACCAACCATTCTTGACCCATGTCAATTTCTAAGTTAAAATCTTCTTCACCAAAAAATTTACCTAACCTTGTTATTGGAACTTTGTTTGCCATTTTGTGTTTTTATTGATAAATATCTTTTTTATTAGTATTTTTATTAAAAGGTAGTTTTGGAAAATATACAAACACTATTGGAACACAAAGCGATTGAGATGCTCGATTCATATACGGGTGCAAACAACTATATTCTTTATTTACAAAATAAAAAAATATCATCAAAAAAGTTTTACCCTACAAGATCTCAGGCAGAATATATTATAACATATCATAATGTTATACCAAAAATAGCGAGGAAGTGGGTTGAGTTAGATACTTATTTCGCAAAAAAGTTTTCAGAAGAAAGATATCTATTGGAAGTTCCTGAACAAATATACATTGAAAAACTTCTTGTTGAAAAAGAAAAATCATACCATGTATGGGGTAAATTTTTCGAGAAAGATAATTTATCTGAATTTTGGGTACCTAAATCAGCATTAATAAAATCACATACTGTTGAAAAGGTAGAAATCGATTATTCAATTTATGGTCACAGACCTCCGTTAGAACATCAAAAAGAAGCAATAGAAAAATTAGTTGGGTCTAAAAGATTTATTTTAGCCGACGACATGGGTCTTGGTAAAACCACTTCAACAATAATAGCAGCATTAGAAACAAAGGCTAAAAAAATATTAATTGTTTGTCCCGCATCACTTAAAATAAATTGGGAAAGAGAAATTGCAAATTATTCAGATAGATCTGTTTTTATTGGTGAAGGAAAAAAATTTTCAACTGAATCCGATTTTGTCATAATAAATTATGATATATTAAAAAATTTCCACGACACAAAAGACAAAGAAAATTCCTTATTATTAAAATCAAATTTTGATTTGGTTATTTTGGATGAAGCTCATATGATCTCAAACGTCCAAGCCCAAAGAACTAAAATCATTAATAGTTTTGTTAAAAATATAAAAAGAGTTTGGTTGTTGACAGGTACACCTATGACATCAAGACCAATGAACTATTACAATCTTTTGAGTATCATCGAAAGTCCCGTAGCACAGAATTGGATGGCTTATGCTATCCGATACTGTCAGGGGTATCAATTCAAAGCGGGTAATAGAAAAGTTTGGAATGTATCTGGAGCGTCAAATTTAGAAGAATTACGGGATAGGACCTCAAAACAAATTTTGAGAAGATTAAAAGAAGATGTATTAGATTTACCTGACAAAATTATTACTCCTGTCTACTTAAGGTTACAATCTAAAGAATATGAAAACTTAATGGGTGAGTATTATGATTGGTACGATAAAAATCCTGAAGAAGCCTCGTCACTTACAGTTCAGTTTTCAAAATTAATGAAAGTTAGAAAAGTAATTGCAAATGAAAAGGTAAAACAAACTATAGAATTTGCGGAGAATATTATCGATCAAGGAAAAAAAGTAATCATTTTTACAAATTTTACTGACACACTTCAAAGTATCTACCATCATTTTGGAAAACAAGCGGTTTACCTTGATGGTAGTTGTTCTAACTCTGTAAGACAACAAGCTGTCGACCAATTTCAAAACGATGAAAAAATAAAAATATTTGTCGGTAATTTAAAAGCTGCAGGTGTTGGTTTAACATTAACTGCTGCTGAAGTAGTAATAATGAATGATTTATCTTTTGTGCCCGCAGAACATGCACAAGCCGAGGATAGAGCATACAGATATGGTCAAAAATC